TGTGCTCGAAGGCTTCCAATAATATGGAAACTGTTTAAAGAATAAAGAAAGAAAACAAATGCGCATAGTTTTAGATAAGTTCAAACCACGAGATTACCAGAAGCCTTTACTTGAAGCCTTTGAGGAAAAAGGATTTAAGAGACTCATAGCAATATGGCCTAGGCGAAGTGGTAAAGATATTGTTGGTTTTAACATGATGATTTGCGCGGCGCTACGCAAAGTGGGAACATACTTCTACGTGTTCCCTACTTTCTCTTCTGGTCGAAGAATATTATGGGATGCAATAAACAACGATGGGATGAAGGTTCTTGATTATCTTCCTCATCAGCTTGTAGCAGATCGCAATGAGCAACTTATGAGGATTCGTTTGATAAATGGTTCAGTTATACAAATAATTGGTAGCGATAACTACAATAATTCTATCATAGGTACGAATCCTATAGGCATGATCTTCTCTGAGTATGCCCTTCAAGACCCTAACGCATATGTATTTTCGAGGCCGATTTTGGCAGCTAATGATGGATTTGCGTGCTTTTTATCAACACCACGTGGTAAGAATTCTTTATTTGAATTATACAACATTGCTTTAAACAATCCTGAGATATGGTTTGCTTCTAAGTTGACTGTTGATGATACGAAGCATATTACTGATGAGGCTCTTGCTTTAGAACGTATTGATTGTTCCGAAGATATGATACAACAAGAGTACTTTTGCGACTTTACGCTCGGAGTAGAGGGCTCATTCTATAATAAATATATTGATAAGATGCATTTGAATAACCAGATCGGTAATGTTCCTTGGGATGCTTCCCATAAGGTCCACACAGCTTGGGATATCGGAGTGAGAGATTCTACGTCTATCATTTTCTTTCAGCAGATTGGAGTATCAGTACGCATCATAGATTTCTTTGAGAAATCCAAAGAAGGCTTAGAATATTACATAAAAGTGATAAATGACAAGCCTTATTCCTATGGAAAGCATCTGGCCCCTCATGACATCGCTGTACGTGAGTTTACTTCAGGAATGACGAGAATAGACAAAGCACGAAATCTGGGTATTAATTTTACCATAGCACGTAACATACCTATCATGGATGGAATAGAGGTTGTTCGATCCACTTTAAGCCATATTTATATTGATGCAGTTAAATGTAAGCAACTGATAAAGGCAATTGAAAACTATCGTCAAGAGTTTGACCACAAGAAAAAAGTTTACAGTAAGAATCCACTTCATAATGAATTCTCCCATGCTTGCGATGCTCTTAGATATTTATGCATTTCTCTTCCTCGCACATCAGATCGAATGACTATTGCTGACATTGATAGAATTAAAGCTGAGGCTTTAAACGGTCCTTCAACTAATATCCCCACGTTTTTTAGGTAGTACTGGTACTAAATTACCTGGAAGTTATATACTATTGGAGTAATAACCTTAAGAGATAATTAAAATGAAGGAAGTTTAATGTCGTTCTTTAATAGTTCTAACACAGTCTTTTATACCACTAAGGATCGTGAGATTCTTTCTCGTATGGAAGACTTTCGACTTAATTGTCTTTCTATAAATCAACAATATCAAGCAGAAGCAGATGTGGATACTCGATTCTATGCAGGTGACCAAACAATATGGAATGATATTTATGGTAATGGTATGGCTTATGGCCGTAGGCAGTATAATTTCAATCACATTCGACGAATAGTAGAGATGCCTTGCGGTTACCAGCGAAAAAATAGAAAGTCCACCATAGTGGTTCCTGTTGAGAATGCAGACCAAATGACCGCGGACCAATTCACTAAAGTATTAATGTGGTGCAATAGGCAAGATTCTATTCCTGAAACTATATCAGAAGCTTTCACTGGTGCAATGATAACTGGTATGAATCTTCTACAGGTATGGATGGATTATCAAAATGATCCAATCTCAGGAAATATCCGTGTGAGCAATTGTTCTTATAATACTTTTTTGATAGATCCATTCTTTAAGAAACAAGATTTATCTGATTGTAATGCGATCTGGAAGCGAAGTTTTATTACTCGACAAGAAGCAATAAGCCTTGTTCCTGATAAGGCTGAGCAGATTAAAGACCTTCCTATCAATGGTGGTCGTGATGGTAAATTCAATTACATGCCTGAGTCTTTTGATTATGGGCAAAAGAATCTTCTAACATATGATGAGTTTTTTTATCGTGATTATCGCATGCAGAAGATGATTGTTGATACCACAACTGGTGAAACTATGGAGTGGACAGGAAGTGATTCAGATCTTTCGAGTTATCTGAAGATGTATAATCAAGTTACGATGATTGAACAATCTATTCCGACTGTTAACTTAGCTATCGTTATTGAGGAGCAGGTTATGTATGATGGGCCAAATCCCCTTGGTATAGATTCTTACCCCTTTGTGCCGGTTCTTGGTTATTATACTCCTGAGATTACCGACTTCCGTTGGCGAGTGCAGGGAATGGTTCGCGGACTTCGGGATGCTCAATTTCTTATGAATAGACGGCGAATAATAGAATTAGATATTCTTGAATCACAAGTAAATAGTGGTTATCTAGCAAGAGAAGACTCCGTAGTTGATCCTAAGTCTTTATACAAAACAGGACAAGGGCAAGTTATATGGGTTAAGGGTGATGCTCCAATGACAGATATAGTTCCAATACAGCCAGCGCAAATACCTCCTTCGATGTTAGAAATCTCCAGGCAATTATCTGAGGAGATAATGCAAATTTCAGGGGTAAATGAAGAACTTTTAGGTGCAGCAACTGATGATAAGGCTGGAATTCTTTCTATGTTAAGACAAGGAGCAGGTCTTGTTACCTTGCAGCGTCTTTTTGATCAATTAGATTTATCGCAAAAGATTCTTGGCAAGATCATGATAAAAGTTATTCAAAACAATTTTGTTCCAGGTAAGATAAAACGTATCATCGAAGGAGAGCCTTCAGATAGATTTTATTCGAAGAACTTTGGTTCTTATGATGCGGCAGTAGAAGAAGGATTTGATACTGCAACTCAAAGACAAATACAGTTTGCTCAGTTGTTACATCTACGTGAAGTTGGGGTTGAGATTCCACCAGACTTGTTGATTGAAGCTGCAACATTGCAAAACAAAGATAAGCTCATTCAAGCCATTAAACAAAAACAACAGCAAGCTGAACAACAAATGCAGCAGCAATCTCAAATGGCTCAACAGCAAGAACAAGCAACTATGCAGATGGCTCAAGCACGTGCAGCAGCAGATATGGGTCTTGCACAAGAACGCATGAGTCGTATTAATGAAAACGAACAAATGGCTGTTGAGCGCAGGTCTCAGGCTATACAGAATGTTGCTGAAGCAAATAGCAAAGAAGAAGAAGCATTACTTAATAAGATTAAGATGCTGAAAGAGTTGGGAGATATTGATTTAAGGCAGTTGAAAGAACTCATGGCCTTACAGCAAAGTATTAAACAAGAGTATGAGGAAGATATGGCTCGTAAGCAGTCTGAACAAGAAGCTATGATGGAGCGACAAGCTCAACAACAGAAGCAGCAAATGGCTATGAGACAGCAACAGGAGCAAGCTATGATGCAGCAGATGCAACAGCAACAACAACCTCAAGAGCAATCAATGCAACAGCCACCACAAAATGGTATGATGTAAAAGTGTGCTAGCAAAAAAAAGACTGAACAAGTTGACGCTCATTCAGTCCAAAAAATATGGGATTTTACCACGTTAATATTAATATATATATTATTATTTTTCAAATAAAGGAGCCAAAATGGCAAAGAAACATGGCCATGGTCACGAACATAAACGTGGTATGGGTGGCATGATCCGAGAAGATAGAAGTGCCCCTTCCAATCTTCCAATGGAGTACATGAATAACGCATACCCAACTTATGATTATATCAATGCACCAGTGTCAGATGATATGGCTGGGATTGATATGCAGATCGATAATGCGGTTCGTACAGCGAAAGCGCAGCTTTCTAAGAAAAAATATTAGTAAGTATTATTCTCCCTCCGGGCGTATAACTCGGAGGGATAACTTAGGATATTTATGCCTACCGCAATACGAACACGAGGAAAAGCTACTAAAATAGCTTTCTCTATTATAGGAGTTCCTGTTCCTTTGAGGGGAGTTTACAAACTTCCTAATCAAAAGAAAGAACCAGTTGATAAATTAGAAAAGGTTTCTAATTCAATTTCACCACTTTATCAAGACTTTAGCCAATGGGATTATTTATGAAAAAAAAGTATGAAGAAAGCATGGCGCATGAAAAGAAAGAACATATGATGGAAGGCGAATGTAAAGAACATAAAGGGTATAAGTGCGAACATAAGAAAACTAAAATGCCTAAGTCAGCTGCAAAGAAAAAGAAGTTCGAACATAAGATGGAAAAAGTTATGGGAGAATACAAGGAAGGCAAGTTGCATTCTGGTTCTAAGCGTGGACCAGTAGCAGCAAATAGAAAACAAGCTGTTGCTATTGCTTTAAGTGAAGCAAGAAAAGCAACTGGTAAAAAGAAAAAATAGTTAACCAAATTACAGAAGAGAAGAAAATGAATTTTAAAAAATTGGCCTTACTTTTATTGTTGAATGTATTCACTGTTTATGCTGATGAAGTTGTTTGTATTGATAACAATGAGTCTTCTAATTTTACTCAGTCTTCTATTACCGTTCGGTATTATCCTGAAGATACCTTTCAAAATAAAGATGATATCTTCGATTATGTTTATTCAGTTTTGTTATTTGCACATCAAGAAATGGGTTATTGTACTATGCATTTTTGTATGGGTTCAATAATTGATAATGGAGAAATAATAGAACATAGTCCTTATTTGTTCAATTATGTTTATGCTAAAGATCCAATATTTTTTTGTATTAAATGGGATAAGATCCACGATATTATTGTTTTAGAGTTCATTACGGATAAATATTTTCCACGTAACAAGATAGCATTATATTGCTCTGGATATGTGAATGGCATTTGCACAGAAGTAGAAACAATATGAATAAAGAAAGAAAAGAAATTTCAGAACATGAAAAGTTTCATTTAAAGAATGAATTTAAGCCAGATTATATTCCAGAGCACCGTGATAAGATGGGTAAATTGGCTCAAGAAGCTCAACAAAAGGATACTGATTCATTGAATGCTCAAGAGCTTGGTGCAGAAATGACCAAGAACTATATGGCAGAGCTTTTTAAAACCTATCAAGAGGGTGAAAAGATTTATAAGGGAGATTTTTTCTTAGTTGTTTTGACTAAGCGTGAAAGAGCTATGGTCAATGTTCTAAGAAACTTTTTTCTTCATAGATCTAGTTGCCCAACACCAAACTATGATCAAGCCGTGTACCATTATCAAAAAAAAGAAGACAGAATGGTTCTGTTATGGGTCATCCCTGATCGCGAATTTTGTTTTTACATTAAGGACAATATTCTAGGTCTTTCCAAAGAACTGAAAGACCTTTCCCAGTTTGTTTTTGATTTTGATGATGGTACTTTGATGACGATGGCTAAAAAGCTTAATAATGAAGATGTTTTAGAAGGTGGAATAACTATGCAAATACTAAAAGAGGGATCTCATGGAATTATACAATGATAATGAACAAGAACAATTGATAATTGAGCAAACAGTCGAGCAACCAGAAGAAACTCAAGAGCAAACAGAACCTGGCCAAGAAGCAAAGCAAACACAGGAAACAGAATCTCCTAAGGAAAGTTGGAAGAAGTTACGTCAGAAAGCAGATTTGGCTGATCAATACCAACGTGAGCGTGATGAGTACTCAAGAATGTTACAAGATATTCAAGCAGGGTATCAAGCACAGCAGCAACAGCAGCCGCAGGAACCTGAGTTTGATGTTTCATCCATTGATGATGATGATTTGTTAACAGGAAAAGAACTTAAGAATGCTTGGAAGAAAGAACAAAACCGAATTAACAAACTTGAGAAGAAAGTTCAGGAAAATGAACGCTTTACTCAGGAGAAATCTATAGAAAATGAGTTAACTCGTAAATATTCTGACTTTTATGATGTTCTTAATGAAGAAAATATTAAAAAGTTACAATCAATGCGTCCGGGACTTGCTCGATCATTGCACTATAATCCTGATTTACGTGAAAAAGCTGTGGAAACTTATCAAGCTATTAAAGATTTGGGTATTTATGGTGGATCTCATGATGCTCCTTCCCAGGATTATGAGTTGGTTCAAAAGAATACTACCAAACCTCGTTCAACAAACTCTATAAATCCGCAAAAAGGTTCTAGTCCCCTTAATAGTGCTAATATGTTTGCTAATGGATTGACCCAAGAGTTAAAAGATAAGTTGTACCGAGAAATGTTGGAGAAATCTGGTGGCTAAAGAATGTCCTTGCCATACACATATCAATAAGTGTAAAGCCTGTAATGAAAGTAGTTGTATTAAAGAGGAAAGAGAATTTAATGTTCCTAAAAAATTCTCTGATTTTTACTTAAAGTCATATACCCCAAACTGGGTAATGTGCCAGTGTGAATGTAAGTCACTTATTTGGGAAAAGATATGGGAATAAAATTATCTTGAACTAAAACTTTTTTTCAGACTATTATTAAGGTAGACGCAACTAAGGCTTCGTCTACCTTAATCTATTTTCATGGACGCAAAAGCCCAGTTCAAGAACTCGTCCGACTTGTAGTCAAAACTTAAATATTATTTTTAAAATATTAAAGGCTCACATGGCTATAACAACAACGAGTGTACTGGCCGCGCCCGTACAACAAACATTTAACGCGAAGCTTCTATCGGTTCCGACTCCAAACATGATCATGAATATACCTTCTGAAAAATATCGCATGCCTCGTAATGGCGGTACAACTATGCGATTCAGACGTTATAATCCATTAAACACTGCTCTCGTTCCATTGGGAAATAGTGGCGTTCAATCTCCAGCACAATCCCTCACCAGTATGGATATCGATGCTACAATCAGCTGGTATGGAACATATATTGCCTTGAATGAGCAAGTTGTGTTGCAAAACCAGGAACAAGTTCTTAACGAAGCAGCTCTTCGTCTAGGTGTTAGTCTTCGTCAAACTGAAGATGAACTTACTCGAAATATGTTACTTGGAACAACGAGTGTTTATGATTGTACAGGTGGTAGCAATGGTGATGTTCCATCTGACTTAACTTCAAGTGACGTTGCGAATGTTACTAAAAAACTTCTTGGTAACAATGCTTATATGTTCTTAAGTGGGATAACAGGCGACCTAAAATTTGGCACAGCCCCTGTCAGGAATGCTTATTTTGGCTTAGCTCACACTGATTTAACCACTGATCTTTCAGATATAAGTACATTCATTCACCAAAGCCAATATCCTTCTCAGCAAAATGTATTGGATTCAGAATGGGGCGCAGTTGGTAACGTTCGATTCTTAGTTTCTTCAATAGGTGCCATAGTACCTACTTCTTCTAGAGTATTTGGTGCTGATGTTTATTGTACTTTCGTTGTAGGTAGAGAAGCATATGGTGTTATTGCTCAAGACGGGGCAACGGCTCAATTTATTTATAGGCCGGCACAATATTCCGATCCATTAGCGCAAAACGTTACAATTGGATATAAGTTTGCACAGGCAACTCGAATTTTAAATGATGAATGGCTTGTGAACATGAGAAGTACGTTACCTCGTTAATAATTTAATTTAGAAAGGTATTGATATGGCTACAGAGTTTTTAGGACAAGGTAGTACAGTTATAAGTCAAGGTAGATTCGTTTCTAATGGACAAGCGCAAAATATAGTTCTACCTTCAGGATTTAGCTGGATTAGAGTAATCAATGAAACAGCAGCATATGATAATACATCAGCTACTGATTTAGGAGTTGAGTATTATTATCAAGATAATATGGATGTTGGTCGTGGAGTTATTTGGATAAAACTTGGAAGCAATACAGATGGTAATCATCCTATAACAATGGGTCAAATTGATGAAAATGAAGGATTTACTCCATTTGATTCATCAGGAAATCCATTAGGTGGTCCAGTAACTATTACTGCTGTTGCAGATGGAACAAGCCCTTTAATATCAACAAATTCTACTGCTGGTTTAACAGATGGTAGCATTGTAAGGATAACTGGAACAATTGGTACGTTGAATATATCAGGATATGACTGGGCAATTAATAACATTACTGAAGATACAAGTTTTTCAATTGCAGCAGTAATTGAACAAGCAATTGGTGGAACCTCAACAGTAGGTACTTATAGAATTGTTCAATTTAATCCATTGTTCTACCCAACTGACAGATTTATTTGTGATGTAGACAGTGTTGGTAATACTACGGTATTGACATTGACAGTACCTTCAGGATATTTGGTAGGTCAAAGAGTACGTGTTTATATGCCTTCAGATTTTGGAATGACACAAATTGATCAAATGGAAGGTACAATTCTTGATGTTAATGATGCTTTAAATGAACTAACTATAACATTGAATATTAATAGTTCTTCTTTTGATCCATTTGTATTTCCATTAGCTGCATCAAGGGGTCGATATAGTCCTGCTATGGTTGTGCCGATTGGTATTAATACAGCACAAGCTTTAGGTATAAATCCTAATATTAATATCTTAAATGATTCAATGACAAATACAGGTGTTATTGGTGTTACATTAGCAGGAGGAATATTTTCTCCTGGTGGCGCAAATACAAATCAAATGTCATGGATTGCTGGCACTTCATATAGTAATAATATTGTTACTCCTGATTAGGAATAGTTAAACAATGAGGGGATGGTTAATTCTGTCCCCTTTCTAAAATAGAGAGAAAAAAATGTCTGTAGAATTGAATAAAGAAGTAGTAAAAGAAACTTCAACAAAAAAATCTGATTCTTCTAAGCCTAAAGCAATCGATGCTCAAGCAAAAGCAAGATATGAATCAGAGATGAAGAAAGATCTTAAAATAGTTACCGGAAGATTCAGGAATCATGAATTGAATGGTGGCTCAATTAAATTTATATTTCATAGATATAAAGATGTTGGAACCCAGAAGTTTGAATTTTTGGATGGACAAGTATATTCAGTCCCTTATATGGTTGCAGAACATATTAATAACAACTGTTGCTATACGGTTCATGAGCATTATATGAATGAAGAAAATAAAGTTAAGATGCGAGTTGGTTCTAAAGTTCAAAGATTCAGTTTTGTTCCATTAGGTTTTGCAGAGGAAACATCTTTACCAGTTTCTTCTATTGTAACTGTGGAACGTGTATAAAATATAAAGGAATTTTATGGCAGATTCATCATTAGCAGCGATACGTTTGAAAGTTAGGAATCTTACAAGGACTCCATCTCCTCAACAAATGCCAGATGCAACAATTGATGAGTATATTAATACATTTATACTTTATGATTTTCCATCGCATCTAAGTTTATTTGATCTGCGTAAAACATTTGTATTTTATACTCAGCCTAATATAGATTCTTATTCTTCGAACACAGTAAATGCAGCGGATCCGCTTTATAATTTTAACAATGCTATTTTGACTTCAGCGGATCCTGTTTATGTCTCAGGATATAAGATGAATTTTACCCAATCTAGGGAAGATTTTTTCAATAAGTGGCCTCTTATTAAGTTTCGTTTACAGGTTGCAACAGGTGACGGAGTAACTACTGTTTTCTCTGATATATTGATGAACAATCCTATAATTCCTAGTAATACTTTATTTACTTCCATAGATTCTACAGGATCTGCTACAGGTTTGGCTTCTGCTCCATGGATAAATGATATAACAGGTGTTCAGATACCTATAGAAGGTCTTTATTCAACGAACGGACCAATTCCAACAGCACCAGTTCCAGTAGCTGTTCCTGTTAACCCACTGCCTCTTAATTCTATTAATTTGGTTACAGGGGCATATGTTCTTTCTTTTGAAACTGCACCAGGAGAAGGGGTTCCTATATATGCACAGTATGCTTCTTATGCACCAGCAAGACCGATTACTATTTTGTACTATAACGATACATTCTTTTTAAGACCTGTTCCTGACATGCAGTACGACGTTAAAATAGAATGTAATGTTAGACCTACAGAATTATTAGATGCAGGTGATAGCCCAGATTTACAGCAATGGTGGCAATATATTGCATATGGCGCTGCAAAAAAAGTATTAGAAGATAGAACAGATATGGAAACTCTTAACATTTTGATGCCAGAATTTATGAAGCAGCAACAATTGGTGTTAAGAAGAACATTATCTCAGCAAGGTGATCAAAGAGCGAGTACAATATATACAGATCAATCAGGATTGGGTGCAAGTCCATTTGGTTGGTGGTATGGAAATTATTAAAAGAGGATGAAGTATGGCATATAATCCAAACATTCCATTAAATACTGATTCAATAAAAGTATCAGCAGGGAATATTCAAGAAAATTATAGTCAGATAAATACTGTTTTTGGTAGAAATCATGGTCCATTCAATACAGCCTTTGCAGGAATGCATAATTTTATACAGATGCCTGTTCAAGTTGACCCGCCAACTACTGCTGATAATGAAGGAGCATTGTTCACACAATTAGGTGAATTTTCAGGACTCATAGAACTTATGTTCAGAAGGCAAAGTGATGGAAATGTTGTAAATATTACTCAAAGTCTAGGTAATACAATTGCTACTGATCCTGGATTCTTTTTTATTGGGAATGTTCTTATAAAATGGGGAACAATTCTTGATGTTGGAATGAATGCAGGAAATTATAATCTTCCATTTCCTGTAGGAGCAATTCCCCCCTTCAATACTCCTCCGATTGTTTTTACTCAGCAGACTGGCACTCTTGTTGTTCAGATTTATACATTACTTCAAAATACAACTGCACTACAATTTTCTATTACTAAACTTGCAACTGCTGCTACTATAAATGTTCCATTCTTTGCAATAGGAACATAATATGCCAGATATAGAATTGAATTATCTTGTTCCCAAAAAAGATGATAGATTAGCTCAATCACAGCGTCCTTTTTTAAATAACTTCCAATCTATTAGTGCTTTTATTGATGTTAATCATGTGGGATTTGAAGATGTAGACAATGCTGGAAAGCATAATTTCTTACAAATGACAGTTATTCCTAACACTTTTCCTACTCCTATTGTTCCTAATGTTGCGGCAATGTTTACAAGAAATTTTGGCCTAATTCCTAATACTGTTCCAGTATTAGTTTATGGTGCTAATTATCCTGGCAATCTTTTTTCTACTATTGCCTTTGGGGTTACTCGTAATGATACTGTTGCTAATCAAAGAGGGTATTTTCTTTTCGGGCAATCAATATTAATTAAATATGGGCCTATACAACTAGGAGGATTTCTTCCTAGTGGAACTTCAAGGATAACATTTTCTACTAATGATCCAACTGTTCCGGTATTTAGGGTAGGAACTAATCCCTTAGTATTTGTTTCTTATTCTGTAAATATTGATTTTGCTGATCCAACTTCTATTCTAATTAACTCAACTGGAGTTTCTGATAGCCTTGGTTTTCAAATTTGGAATCCTAATCCAATTCCAGATGGTTCCCTTGCTTCATTTTATTTTATAGCAATCGGATTACTTTAGGAGTTTGATATGAAGTTAGATAAATTTCTTATAGCTCCAATAAAAGCTGGGCAGCAGGGTAATGTTAAGCCATGGCTTATAATGGATGATGCTTTCGCCAATATGAGAAACATATATACATGGCGTGGAACAGTAAGAAAAAGATTTGGTACTACTTTGATGAATGAAAGCAAATCTGCTCCTCAGGATCAATTATTTAGTCGATTTAGACAGAATATTGGCACAACTGATGACATGGGGATTATAAATGTTACCATAACCCCTCCAGTAATCATAACAGGTCAGAATTTTTCAATAGGTGATGAGATATTTACCGTTGTAACACTTGGAAATCCTTCCAATCTTTTAACAACAGGAGCTTCAACCCTTCATACTTTTGATACGACTACTGGTCAACTTATAATAAATGGTGCTGCAATAAATACAGATGTTTTCTTTTATCCATTATATCCAGTTATGGGGTTTGGAAGTTATGAAGTTAATAATATATCAGATGAACAATTATTTGGCTTTGATACTGCCTATAGCTATATGTTTAGCTACACTTCTGGCTGGAATAGAGTTCTTGGTGGAACAGGAAATAATCAATGGTCCGGAAGCGATGCAGACTTTTTCTGGACTACTAATTATCGTGGCATCGCTTCTTCTGATTTTTTGCTTTTTATAACCAATAATATTGCAGCAGATGGATTTCGTTATTGGGATGGTACTAATTTTACGCAATTGGGGACATTGGCCACTACTCCTTTTAATAATACTGACTTTATTGTTACCGCTCGAATTATAGTTCCATTTAAGGACCGTCTTTTATTAATGAATGTTACTGAGAATATTGATGGTATTGGTTTAGTCACCTATACTAATAGAATTCGCTGGTCAAAAAGAGGATCTCCTGTTTCAGTTGATTCCTGGCGACAATTTCCTGATGTCGGTAAAGGTGGTTTTATTGAAGCTGCAACAAAAGAAGCAATTATATCATGTTCATTCCTGAAGGACAGATTGATAGTTTTCTTTGAAAATTCAACATGGGAAGTTGTTTTTATTGGTAATACATCATTTCCATATACTATACAAAAACTTAATGATGAACTTGGCGTTGAATCAACTAATTCCATTATTCCTTTTGATAGGTCTGCTTTAGGATTCGGATCAACAGGAATACATGCTTGCAATGGACTCAATGTTCAACGTATTGATGAAGTGATACCAAATGCTATTTTTGAAGTCTCTAATGTTAATGCAGGTCCTCAAAGAGTTGCTGGTGTAAGAGATTATTATAATGAGTTAGCATATTGGTCATATAATTCTGCTGATGCACAAACTGAGTTCAATACCATTTATCCCAATAGGGTATTGGTATATGACTATATTAATAAGAACTGGTCATATAATGATGATTCGTTTACTGCATTTGGATTATTCAATGTTCAAGAAACTATAACATGGGATGATCTTGATATTCCTTGGCTAGAAGCTGAAATAACATGGGGATCTGGAGATACTCAAGACAAGTTCCAATCTGTAGTAACTGGCAATCAGCAAGGATTCACATCAATTATTAGTAGGGATAGGTCAAATAATGCTATTTCATTAAGTATAAACAATATAATAGTTGTGGGTAATATTATAGCATTTAGTTGTTTCAATCATAATTTACCTAACAATAGCTATGTTTATATCAATAACATTCAGGCCACTGGAGGGAATTTAGGAGATTTGAATATTATCAATAATAGAATATGGAAAGTTAATACAGTAAGCGGCAATGTTTTTGATATTGATGTTGGATTCTTATTCGTTGATGGAGTTTATACAGGAGGTGGAGTTATATCTCGAGTTTCTGAAATAGAACTTGATTCGAAACAGTATAATTTCTATAACACAGTTGGTTCTATAATATCCCTTAATAGAGTTAGTTTTCTGGTTGATAGAACATCAGCAGGGCAGATTACTGTAACAGATTATACTTCTTCCTCAAATGAATCAAATGTCCCTGTAGGAACAGAATATGTTCTTGAAACAACTCCTTATACAGCAATACCACTTGAAGCAACTCAAGATAGGTTTTGGCATAATGTCTTTTTAAATTCTTATGGTGAAGTAGTACAGATTGGTTTGTCATTTAGTCCTGATCAAATAACGAATACCCAAATTGCATTCTCTGATTTTCAACTTAACGGTATTATTTTTAATACGTCTGAGTGCAATAAATTCTAGATACTCTCTCTTTTCATGTCATAGGTGTACGTCACACATCTATGGCATGAAATATTATACGCCATCCCGAAGGACGGCGTACAAAAGAGAAGAAAAGATGATAAAAAAGGATCTTGTTTTATTATACTACTGTTTAATGTATTCAAGAAAAACATAGCAAAAGGTATAGTTAGTTCTATCGCTTCCTGTTGTTATGGTAACATTCGTATTATCAACATCTATTTGTATGTTATCTGATAAACTTGTTACTGATGAATAAGGAATTGGTATAAAGGAAGTATTTACTTGGCTAGCAGTAGCATAAATACTAGTAAATGTTATTGCTCCATCGGCCGGTATATCGATGCCATGCGGCACACTTGTTGCTCCATTATTAGGCAAGCTATCAACAACAGTTCCATCACAGAAGTTAATTGTTTTGTTAAATATTTGTCTTGGTTCTGGATACTGAGAAGTTTCTGAAGACAATGTTGTATCAGGAAATAATGTAGAGCAAGCAGGAAGCTCTTCAAGGTCATTTATTCCACTTTTCTTTTGATTTATTGTTATGGACATAATATTGATAGCTTGCGTAATACGAATTATGAATTCTTTAAACTCTAAAGAACCTAAATCTTTTCCTTCAAGATCTGTTACGTCGAAATTATAATCTTGAGGAATGAAGATTCCTTCTCCTGGATTTCCCGGAAAATCTGGCATAAAAATCCTTTCAATTATTATATGGAAAATTTGTATTATAATAATTAAGTATATTCATAACAGATCATAGGAGTAATAAAATGGCTAAAATGACAAAACGAGACTTAGTTCTCTTAAAGAAGCTCCAAAAAGCTAATCTTTATCCAGGATTACAAGAGAAAATGGCGGGTGAAATAAAAAGGAATGGCGTTCAAGGTGTTAATGCAAAGAGCTTAGATAAGTTCTTAAATAGTTCTAATATTCCTAAGCGACCTAGACAAGCACAAAATCAAATGATGAATAGGCGTGAAGAAACTCCTGCAGGATTTGGGATTCCTTGGCAAGAAATTGCAACAGTTGCTGCACCTGCAGTAACAAAAGGAGTATGGGAATTAGGAAAAGCAGGTTTAAATAAATTTTCTAATTGGTGGAATGGTAGGGAAAATGATAAAGTTCTTGATGCTGAAGAAGCTAATAATATACAAAGTGGTATGTCACCTCAAGAAGCAGCAGCTATTAAAGCTCGAAAACAAAAAGAATGGAGAGAAGGAATAGAAGCTCAAATAGAAGCATTTCCTAAAGAAACTCCAGAAGATTTGGAATATAGATACAATCTTCGCGATGAATTACATCCATACTTAATGCGTAATCTACAAGAAAGTGAAAGGACTCCTAGAACTGCCTTAAGAGATCTTGAAAAAGTTTTAGGACAATTTACTTCAGGGGTAACCGGTATAGGTAAAGGTGCTGGAAGACTAGTATCAAATACAAACAAATTCATAGGCCAAGCATTAGGTAATAACCCTTATCAAAACAATTCTCAAATTAATTCTTTAATGAATCAAAGAACACCAAGTAGAATAAATAGAGAACAACGGGGTGCAGAACGGGGTGCGTTTAATTATTTAAACAATCAAGCTGGGGTATCCTTGGAAGATATATTAAATAATGGTCTAAAAAGTAACTACAATGCTCCAGTAAATTATAACAACTTACCGAATAATTTTTTAAATTCATTACGAAACCGTTAGGAAGAATCCATGGCAGGATATCAAATTGGAAGTAGGGTAGGTCCCGCTTTAGGGGGATTGGCAGGATTAATAGGATCTGCAGGAAATCCTATGGGAGGCGCAGCTGGTGTAGGTTTAGGAGGTGCTTTGGGTGGAGGATTGGATTATTTATTGAATAGTCTATATCCAGAGCAGCAACAAATGAATCAACAAGTTCAAGGAATTCAAAACAATCCGAATATTGATTATTTAAGACAACAATTAAGAAATCAAAATGTTGCCTATGATCCTAGAGGTTTTCAGGATATAGAAAATCAAGAACGACAGAACTTTAGAGATAGAACCATACCAGATATAATGGAACGTTTTGCAGGTTTGGGATTGAGTCGTTCTAGCGCATTACCAGAAGCTTTAGCAGGAGCAGGAACTGATTTAGGAACAAGATTAAATGCTATGCGTCATCAGTTCGCTCTTCAAAGAGGAGGGGCTAATATGAATAGACTTAATGCATTGGGAGGCCTTGAAGGTGGTCAGCAAAGGTTAGGATTAGAAAATCAGATGTTTGGTTTGAGACAACAACAACTTGCACAAAACCAACAGCAAATCGATCAAGCAGGAAACATTGCAAGCCCTCAGAATTATATGCAATTGCTTAACTATTTAGGCCAATTGTATGCCGAAGATGAAAGAGCAACTCAAGGTCAACAAACTGCAAGAAATGCTGCTACTACTGGAATACAGAAATATACTACAGGAAATGGTACTGACAGCATTTATACTCCTAGAACAGAAGGTCATTAAAATAAAAAAGGATATTCATGGCAGTAATATATAAAGAACCTAGAAAGCCTTTAAAAAGCTTGTTCCAGCAACTACTTGCCCCCTCAGCTGAGGGGCAAGGCTTTGGTCATGAACTTGGAAGTTCTTTGGCACAATATTTGAGCGAACAGCAAAACCTTAAGAATCGACAAAGAGCTATGGAGCAAGACTTTCAGCAACAACAAGCTCTAATGCAAGCAAAGGAACAAGAAAGGGCAAGGCAGGGAGCGGCTTATGCTAGTATATTTGGGGGTCAGGCAAAAAATCAAAACACTAGTCCTTTAGATGCAGAGCAACAACAAGCTCAGGGTGTAAATGCTTTAGAAGGCGAAAAAAGTGTTGGTAAGGATGAATTCTTTGATAAGAGTTGGCCTGAAGTAGCAGCAGAAGCTGCGCAAACTGGTCATCTTGGAGTAAAAGACATTGAAGGCCTAAGAAGGCAATGGTTTGATGAGAAAAAGCATTCTGATACACAAAAGCACCAAGAAAAAGTTTTTGAATACCAAAAAGAACAAGTAGATAAGCGTGCTAAAGAAAGAGAAGAAGAATTTGCTGAAAGAAAGAAAGAAAGCTTAAAGCGACATGAAGAAAAGGCAAAAGACTTTACGTTGCAAGAAGAAAAGGATCAAAGAATCTTTGATAGAAAGGAAAGTGATTCACTTATAAAGCGAGGACAAGAAGCAAGGAAAGCAAATAAGCAGCTGTCAATAATTAACAAATTAGCTCAAAGTCCTGAGGCTAGCACTGGATTAGAACAGCAATTACTTAATGCTTTTGGTCTTGGGAAATTTGGAGCTTCTTCTCATACCCAAGTTTTGTCAAAACTTATGTCTGATATGATAAATAAAGACCCGAATAGCAAAGGAGGAATAGCTTTAAGAAACGCTATTGAAAAAGGAAGCATTACTCCTGAAATGACCAAGGAGACAATAGGGTTCTTTTCTAAAATTGGTACTTTAAATAATGATAAAGATATGTTGATTGAAGATGAAATAAGAAGACTTAGAAGAAAAGCTATAAAAGAAAATAATCAACCTCCCTTGTTTATTAATGATATAGCTTTTGATAATGTTAAAGATAAATGGGATAAATTAGATGGAGAACAAGCAAAAGTTATTAATGATTTTTCTAATACCGGAGAAGAAGGAATAGCTATTCCTAAAGGTGCCAAGGTTGGAAGTGTTATGACAAATCCAGAAAATGGAGAAAAAGTTGTATATCTTGGGCCTAAAATGGGAGTTAAGAGCCTCCAAGAATATGAAGGTGCTATAAAAGAATTAGAATCTGAAAAGCCCGCAGCAAAGAATCCTGGTGTAAAAATTGCTATGGATGAACTTGGTTTATATTTTGTAAGTGATGGTAAAAGTTGGAAACCACTTCAGTAAGGATACATTATGGCATCAAAATCATGGCGAGTTATTGAAGAAGGTGAGCCAATAGAATCTACTCAGGATTCTGGTAATAAAAGTAAGTTCAGATTAATTGGAGATGATGAAGAGCCAACTAATATTGCTCCCAAGAAAAAGAAGGCAGATAATAAGAAAAAAGAATATGAGTTCTCAGACTTAGGACGTATACCGGCTAATGTTGCATCTAATATTGTAGCTGGATTCGGCGCTATGCCTAAAAACTTAGCAGCAGGAGCTCAATGGGCTATAGAAACAGGAAGTGATATACAAGATTACTTACAAGATCTTGGAGAATCTCCTGAGCAAAAAGAACAAAACAAACTCTCAAGAGAATCTATTGCTAAAACTACAGGTATGCCCTTTCAAACATTAGCTAGGCAAGCAACAGAAGCATTACCTGAAGAAGAAGCCATCAAAAATCAATTTAAAGAGAAGTTGCCAGAAGGGTTTATGGAACCTAAGGGCATAGGGGAAAAGTATCTTTATGATGCTGCTAGTTCTCTTGGATCGCTCCTTTTCCCTTTAAGCCCAGCATTTAAATTGAATGCTAAGAAAGATCTTTTATTATCTGTAGGCCCTAAGGTTGCTCGATATCTAGGACATAAGATATCTGGTTCTGAAAAAGGTGGTGATGCCATTGAATTGGGAACTACTCTTGGAATAATGTATGGACTGGGGCCATCTTTTAAGAAAATTAATAAAGAAGATTATGATGCTTTAAGAGTAGATGCTGCTGAAAAAGGTATTGATATGGATCTTCCTGATAAATTGAAGGAAAGTTTTCATAAATTTTATAAACAGATAACTGAGGCAGGAGGGGTGGCTATACCATCCAATAAGTATTTGATTAAGGATGTTATGCCACAATGGGAACCATATTTTAATAATGATAAACTTCCATTCTCTGAATTTATGGAGTTTGTACAAAGAGGTAATGATGTTGCTAAGGAATTACCTTTCTTTTCAAGAAGCAGAGCACAACTTGGTGAATTTTTAAAAGAAGTTAAAGGTGTAATAAAGACAGCCTCTAAAGGTAATGGCAAAGCAGCTCCTTTTGCCAAAAGACTTTTACATAATAATCAAATGTATAGCAGTATTCAATCCGCTCAGGAAGTAGTAAATTTCCTTAAGAACAATAAGTTAGCATCAGGACTGGTTACTGGAACAATATTAGGACCTATGATTTTAGGACATAAAACAATAGAAGATCAAGCGCCTTATATTGCAGGAGCTGCAGCTTTTTCAGGAGGAGCTATAGGATTAAATAGAGTATATAGTTACTTAAAGCATCCAGCAGTCAGAAAAGAAGTAGCAAATGTTCTGAAAGATGCATTACATCAGGATTCTGGTGCTGCAGTTAAGCATTTACATAAATTGGTTAAGGCAGAAAAAGAAGTTAAAGGTAAATCAAAGAAACGAGAATATATATTAGACTCTAATGAGTCCGGAAAACCTTTGGAATATATATTAGACTGAGTTTCTTACTTTAATTCTTTTATATCTCTATCTCTTATTAATTTTTCGATGATAGCACGAAGAATTAATCTATTGATAGAGATATTTCTTTTGGAACATACTTCAACAATAATATTGTGTAATGGTCTTGGAAGGCGTATCTCTACTCTCTTTTTTTCCATAGGTTTCTTTCTGAATTAAATTGTGCCGTAACTTTCAATAATTATATTGCTTATAAAAAAACTATCAATATATACTGATATTAAGTAACATCTTTTACATTTTAGGAGCTTTTATGGCTAATCCGTCGATGAATTCATATGGTTTGGGTGGACCTCTCGTTAGTGTTTTTCCAGCACCAATCGTTTCAAAGGTAAATCCAACAACTCAAGACTTTGCTGAAGTAGGACAGGTCTGGATTAATACTTTAACCTTCGCAAGTTATGTACTTACAGGATTTGATAGTGGCGAAGCTCAATGGGTTACTAATCCAGCAGGAGGTGGTGCAGGAGTATTTACTGATCTAACCGCAACTGGTGTTATAACATTAGATTCAGCTGCTGCAGGAAATGTATTTCTTTTGCAAACCACCGGAGCAGTTTCTGATATTGATATTGATAGTCAGTTGTCTTCAGTAAATATAGTTGCAGGAGAAGCTGTAGCAGATGCTATAAGAATTAATGCTACCAATGGTGGTATCATTATGTCTTCAACTCTTGATATGCAAATTAATTCTGCTGCTGTTTTTGAATTAATCTCTGCTGGAGATCTTTCAATTAATTCTACTGATGGTATTGTTACTGTTTTTTCAAATGATGATGTAGCTGATTGTGTGGTAATAAAAGCAGATGCTGGTCCTTCTGAAAATGTTTTAATACAATCAACACAGGGCATAACCCCAGCAAGTATATCTATTTTATCAATTGCTGGTGGTATAGAATTAGACTCTGTTATTGCAAGTAAGTTTGAAGTGACTGGCGCTGGTCAAGACCTCACTCTTTTTGGTAATGGTGGCAGTGTAATAATAAAATCAAATGAAGATACTGCAGATGCTATTACATTGCAAACTGGTGGTGGAATGGATGAGACTATTTTCATTAATAACCAGCAAGGAACTGATCAAGCTAGTATATTTCTTGCTGCTGATGTTGGTGGAGTAACTTTAATTACTGCTGCTGCTGGGAAGGATGTTAATTTAACTTCTACTTTGGGCAGTGTGGTAGCAACTGGTGGACTAGATGGCGCCGGCGCTATTAGTTTAATAACTGATGGTGGAGCAGCTGAAACAATATTGATTAATTCAACTGAAGGGACTACGCCTACTTCAATTAATATTACTTCAACCTTGGGTGGAGTAACATTATTAGCATCTGCAGCTGCAAAGAATGTCACATTGACATCTACTTTGGGTAGTGTGATAGCAACTGGTGGATTAAATGGTGCAGGAGCAGCTTCTTTAATAGCTAATGGCGGTGCAAATGAAACTGCAGTTGTTCATTCAACTCAAGGTACAACTGCTACATCAGTTAATATTTCTTCAGCTCTTGGTGGTGTAACATTATCAACTGCAGCAGCTGCGAAGAATGTTACATTAACTTCTACTTTGGGAAGCGTGATAGCGACTGGTAGCTTGAATGGTGCTGGAGCAGCTTCTTTAATAGCTAACGGCGGTGCGAATGAAACTGTATTGGTTGAATCAGTCCAGGGTACATTGGCTACATCAGTTAATGTTTCTTCAACTCTTGGCGGTATAACATTAACAGCAAATGCTGCAGCAAAAGATATTACTCTTAATTCAGTTTTAGGAAGTGTATCAGTTTCGGCTGCAGAAGCTGCTGCTGATGCTATTGTTCTTAATGCTTCTAATGCTGCTTCTGGTATTCAAGTTACTACAGGGACTAATGGTTTAAATATTACTTCAGGAGCTCTTGGTATGGCTTCTGGTATATTATTAACTCAAAGTGCCCAAACTGCAGCAGTTCAAGTTGGTATGGGCGCACCTGGCCATGCTGCACCACAAGGGACTTTATATTTAAGAACTGATGGTACTGGGGTAAATGATAGAGCTTATATTAAAGTAGCTGCTGCTCTTACATGGACTGCTATAGTAACTGTTGCTTAATTCAAAGGATCTATTATGGCATATTCGATAGCCTTGAGAACAGACCCTGTACGAACTTTAGCATTTGGTGGAATTTCATCATCTTATGCACCTATTGGATCTGAATTGGATAATGGTGGTCGCCAAATGCTAGTTCAGAATTTAACAGATGCAACTTTGATGTTTAGTTTTGATGGTGTAATCGATCATTTCCCGTTATTACCACAATCATATTTTGTGATGGATGTAGCATCCAATAGAGTTAATAATGATGGTTGGTTCATAACTAGAGGCACTGTTATGAATGTTAAGAGTTTTATTGGGACACCAACAACTGGATCTGTTTATATTTCTGTATTCTATAGCAGTGGAGACTAACTATGTCTCAAATAGGAACTAAGGTTACAGCTTCCTCAATTGGAGCTGTAACTACATTAACACCAGACTCTGGTGGTGCGATAGCGCCTAATGGTAGTGGTACCATATTCGTTCATGGTGGCCCTAATATTGCAACATCAGGAGCTGGTAATACAGTAACGGTAGGATTTACTGGAACACTCCCGGTAGCATCAGGTGGGACAGGAGACACTTCACTTACAACGCATGGTGTATTAATTGGTGAAGGAACTTCAGCAGTTGCGGTAACGGCAGTGGGATCGAATGGGCAAGTGCTTATAGGCGCTACAGCAGCTGACCCTGCATTTGCTACATTAACCAGTACTGGTGGCACGATAACCTTTACTACTGGCGCTAATACTTTGAATCTAGAAGCTGATAGTGGCGGCCTTGTATGGACAGTGATAACGGGTGCATCGCAAGCATTAGTGAAAAGCAATGGTTACTTTGCTAATAATGCGGGCACTATATCATTCTCTTTACCAGGTACTGCAGCAGTTGGTGATACATTCACAGTAGCAGGTATGAATAATGCCACAGGGTGGACAATCACACAAGCAGCCGGCCAGACGATGCATTTTGGAACTTACAATACAACGACAGGGGTAAGCGGTTCTCTTTCGTCTACGGCGATCTATGACACGATTCGGTTTGTGTGCAATATAGCTAATACAGATTTTGTAGTGGTACAAAGTATTGGTAATATAACCGTTGTATAAAAAAGACTGGATAGAGTGATTATGCTATCCAGTCCCCCAAAAGAAATTCGGAAATCTGTCCGATTCAATGTAATTATAAAAGAAGTAAGAGTTTTGTAAACCCAAAGGAGAGAACATGAAAATATTACTAGTAACAATTCCGTTATTTATATTTTCTTCATTAAGCTATTGCGAATACAGCTCCGTGCTTGAACAACATATTTTTGATAAAGAACGAACAACATCGCAAATGTACAGTCTCATCTATGATTTTGATTTTACTGATACCCAAATAAACAATAAAACTAAACTCGATAGTTGGAGTCTCAGTAGATATTCAAATCCGGTTGATAACTATATTATGCAAAATAAAGACACTATTAATTTGGATGAGCCAATATCAATTCAATCATTTTTTACTCAATAAAGGAGCGTATGGACACGGGATCAATTATTAAGTTAGCTACTTTATGTGTTTTTATTATCGTCGGTATAGCTTCTCGCATTTGGTTGATACATGGTAGTAAGTTAGATCACATATCTGAGTCAGTAATCAAAGATGAAACTAGAATAGGAAAAATGTGAGTACAATTAATGTTATAAATAATGGTGGTGTTATAACTACTGTTTTTTCCACACCGGGTACCACTTCATGGACTAAGAATTCTCGAACGAGAATAGTGAATGTCCAAATTTGGTCCGGTGGGGGAGGTGGTGGGTCGGGCAGAAAGGGAACAGCCAATTCGTCAGGAGGAGGAGGAGGCGGAGGTGGTGGTAATTTTATGTCAGCTATATTTCCTGCAATATACTTCAATTCTACAGAAACAGTAGTTGTTGGCTCTGGAGGGGCAGGTGGTAATGCTCAATCAACTGATGCTACCAATGGCAATCCAGGTTTAAATACGAACACAGGATCTTCTTTTAGTAATATTAAAGTTTCTTTACCTGTTGTGGGATCCGCTGGAATAGCAGGAACATCTGCCGCCCAAACTCAATCTCCAACACTGAACTTTTTAGGCCTTACGGCACCTCCTGGCCTTTTCCCTACGAGTGGGGCTTCAGGACAAGGAGGGAATGGTACAACAACCACAGGAACTAATGGAAATAATAACGTTGATCCTGAAGGTCCTACAACGCCATGGTTTATACCAACCGGTGGAGGCGGCGGTGGGGGCGGAAGATCGGCTGCAGATGGTCTTGGTGGAAGTGGTGGCGCTATTTATTCTGATGCGAGCGTTTTAGTGGTTGCAGGTGGAATTGGGGGCACCAACACTCAAGGTGGCAATGGGCAACCGGGTATTTATGGGTCTACCGGTAATGGATTGTGGGCAGGCAGTGGTGCGGCGGGCGGAGGATACGCCTTTGGGACGACGACCGCGAGCGCTGGAGGCACTGGTGGTCAGCCGGGAGGTGGTGGCGGAGGCGGATCTGGCGGTGTCAGTGCTGTATCAAGCTCTGGCGCAGGTGGACAAGGCGGTGCAGGCCTGGTCATCGTAACAGAATATTTTTAAGGAAAAACTATGAGTACAAATAATGCGATAAATAATGGCGGTGTAGTAATGACAGTTTACACCTCCAATAATACCTGGACTAAAAACCCTAGAACCAAAGTTGTTAATATTCAAATGTGGGGTGGCGGCGCGGGCGGCGGATCTGGTCGCAAAGGCACTGCAGGCTCATCAGGTGGTGGTGGTGGTGGTGGTGGTTCAGACTTCTTATGTGCAACGTTTCCCGCATCTTTTTTTGGATCTACTGTTGGAGTAGTTGTAGGTTCTGGTGGTGGTGGTGGCAATGCCCAAACAACCAATGCTACCAATGGTATTAGTGGATCCGTCGGAGGAAATTCATCTTTTGGTAATCTTACTGTAGAAGGTGCACCAAGCCCCGGAACCGGAGGCACTACTACAAATTCTACTAATAACTCAATAAACGCTGCACGAATTTCTTATCTAGCAATTGATTCTCCTTGCAACCCTTATCCCAATAGCAATACTAGCGGGTCGGGAGGAAATGGTACTGCAACGAATGGTAACGCAGGTGCTTCAGTTCCACAACCAACTACCGTACCTATGTGGTTCACCCCAGGTGGTGGAGGCGGCGGCGGGGGTGCCCAAGCAGCTGCTGATGGTCTTGGTGGCAATGGAGCAACCATTTATAATGATACCCTTTTTGGATTCGCTCTTGTTGCTGGCGGCACTGGGGGCACTAATACTCAGGGTGGCAATGGAAATCCGGGTATTTATGGTGTAGCTGCAGGAAGACTGGCTGCAGGTAGTGGTGCGGCGGGCGGAGGATACGCATTCGGGACGGCGACCGCGAGCGCTGGAGGCACTGGTGGCTTACCCGGTGGCGGCGGCGGTGGCGGCAGTGGTGGTATCAGTGCTGTATCTAATTCTGGCGCCGGTGGACAAGGTGGTGCGGGCCTAGTAATCGTAACTGAATACTTTTAAGGAGATGTATGGCAACAAATAATGCAATTAATAATGGTGGCGTTATAACAACAACATTTACCAATAGTGGTACATGGACAAAAAATAATAGAACTCGCGTTGTCAGTATCGCTTTATGGTCTGGCGGCGGCGGTGGGGGGTCGGGCCGTAAGGGAACTCTGAATGCTGCGAGCGGAGGCGGTGGTGGCAATGGCGGTTCCTTTTATGCAGTCAGCTTTCCGGCAACATTTTTTCATTCTTCAGAAACGGTAACTATTGGAGCCGGGGGGAATGGTGGTGCAGCCCAATCTACTGATGCAACTAACGGCATAAATGGAAGCCCAGGCGGCAATACATCTGTAGGAAATATTGTTGTTCTTGGTGGCGGTGCTGGTAGTGGCGGCGGAACAACTTCAGGAAATACTTCATCACTTTTTCCCTTACATTCATTTCTTGGTCTTGATGCCCCGGTCAGTCCGATAAATCAAGGAACATCAGGAATAGGCGGCACAGGAAGCAATCTTACCGGTACCGCTGGATCAAACAATGTTTCAAGTTCATTTGTTGGTCTCGCTATAGCTGGTGGGGGTGGTGGTGGTGGTGGAGCAGCTACGGCAGCTGATTCAATCGGTGGTGCCGGTGGTGCAATAGTTTTTGACATTAATGGCTACGTTGTAGCAGCTGGAGGTGCCGGATCTAATACCACCGGCGGCAACGGAAATGCGGGTCTTTATACCGTACCAAGTAACGTATTATTTGGTGGTTCTGGCGGCGCGGGCGGTGGATTTATTCATACTGCCAACACCGCTTCAAATGGCGGAAATGGAGGCTACCCGGGAGGGGCAGGCGGAGCCGGATCTGGCGGTGTAACGGCTATTGTCAGTTCTGGCGCCGGCGGAAACGGGGCAAATGGTTTGGTTTTAATTACAGAATATTTTTAAAAAGTTACCCCCAGCGATCAACTAGATAACTGGGGGTTTTTCCAAAGTGGGAGCTCTGGAATTCTGTCATGTATGTTTTATTACTTATTTGCTAGATCAATATCTATATTTTTCATTACCCATTCAAATTGCTTGTCTGTCATTCTCCAAAGTTCACCTAAATTTAAGTGAGTTTTGTGAGCTACTTTTTCTAACATAGCTACAGGATCTTTGCTAGAATTTATTTTTTCCATCAATTTATTTAGCTGACTTTGGTTTACAAGCACTTTTTCACCTGCTTCTTTTTTATCTATGACTTTCTTCTTAGCATAGTTTCCATCATCATCCTCTTGTTCTAGCCCCAAAATTGAAAGCATAGCGTATCTTCTTGTGTAGGTAATACCAGAACCAAGGCTTTGAATATCTGATGGATCATGGATGATCCCCATACTTGAAATGCAATGCTGACCAGATATATGACTTAAGACAGTTATTAATATTGGACTTCCATCTACATCACGAGAAGGTGGTTGAATAATTGAAAGTCCATGCTTTGCAAGAATAGGACGAGTTGCTTCTATGACTGAATTGATATTAGCGTACTTGTGCCTATGACCTTGATCTGTCTTTCTTACAGCAGGGAACTCAGATTGTGCTCCTGCTATAGCGGTGAAAAGCAAATCTACTTGATATGATAAACTGAAAGATATGTTTTTGTTGATGTCCATTAAATTACCTTAGAATGTACGATGAATGATTCTATTAATTAAAACGGTATTACGAATGATACAAAGTCAGATAAAATGTTAGCTATGAAGCAATATATTAAATAGCATACATTTATGAATCCATATGATGATCCGATAACCATGATAATATCTACAACTGATTGTAAAGGTCCTTCAGATTTAATGTATGATATATCAAGTTTTAAGGCATCTTCTAGAGGTTCTGACTTATTGCCAATTGTTGGTTTTATAATAGCTGGTTTTTCTTTTTTAACCGGCTTTCTTTCTGGAAGCGTTTCTATTTTTATGTTTTTGTCTTCTTGCATCTTTATCCTTTTTTAGAAGGGTGCCCCATAAAGGGACTAGGGACACCCCACTTCATCGTCAAAATAATGTTTCTAAAAATACATCCGAGCAATCAGGAGAGCATGTTATAATAATTCTATCATCGATATAACCATAATCTAACGTACTCCTGCAAGATTCGCAATATATTGTATCAATGCAGTGAGCGGGATTTTCAATTTTAAAATTCTCATATTCTCTTATTAAATGATTGTCACGTTCCTCTGCATCCTCAAGGCCTCTAATATCAAGATCAATAAGTCTTTCAACTTCTTCTGTTTGATATTTTATAAATTCTTTGTTGCTCTCAGCGAGCATTGATGCCATTTTCTCTTGTTTAGTAAGCTCTAAATAAAAATCTTCATAAGATTTAGTTAAGAATGCTACTGGGTGCTTATCAATGAATATATCTTTACATTTATCACTGCAGTATGGTTCTTTCATCTTTTTTTCACTTGAAAATGTCTTGTGACAATTATTGCAATTCCATTTGTAACCAGTAAGTTTTGGCTTATTAATTCTTGCATTGTGACAAGCTACACTAGCTTCATATGTATCTTTGCTGAAAACACTTTTACATTCTTCTTCACAGATATTTGAGCAGAATGGGCTTGGGTTTTTTTCAAAAGATCTAACTTCTTTTCCACATCCCAAAAATGAGCAGTTGTATACTTGTTCTTTTGCTTCGGCTTGTTTTTTCATTTCAGCATCAAAAGCTGTAAGAACTCCATTAATGTATCTTACTGATGTCCTATCCCAGAAAGATTTTCCACATATTTCATGGCAATAAGGTACTACGAATTCTTCTTTGATTTGATAGTTGATTTGGCATATGCAGCAATTATAAGTTCTTTCCATGTGAGCTCCCGATTGGTTAATAAATTAATATACTTATATTATTACATAGTTTATTATAGAAGTCAACATGTTGTTTTATGTAATTCATACAAAGAGGAGTGCCTATGTCAGATAGTTTTTTCAAAGACCACAAAGAGCTTCATTCGGCTTTATGTGAATGTTTAAAGATAGAGGTTGCCACTTTAGTTAAGCATGCAAAGAACATTGGTATTACCCAACATACACTTATTAATTTTTTGAAAGGAAGTAATGACCCATCCCGAATAACATGTAACAAGATAATTGAATATATTAATAAAATTCAAAAGAAAAGAGAGCAAGTGCAACGAAAAGAAAGCGCCCCTGTATTGACCAAGCCAATTAAAGAAAACCTCAGGGATGAGATTTTAGAGGTATTTTCTAAGTTCAAGAGATCTTACCAAGAATGGTCTCATGATATTGACGTTACTCCAGAGCAATTGGTAGGATTTATTATAACCCCAGAAGATTCAGGAGATTATGTTATCGATAAGGTAAAACAGTACCTGTTTGGGATCAAAGTAGTTAGAAAGATGATAGATAAGATAGAAAACCATGATGAATGGGATAAATAATGAAAAAAGATTTTTTAGATAAGATAGCTTACGTAAATAACAAAGTAAGAGAACGAGAAACCCTTTTGAATACCTTTTTGGATGTCATGATAATAAAGATGGGGATAACCAATGAAGAAAGCATACCTTATGGAGGCAAAGCTCGAGAAAAAATATTAGAAAAAGAAGAAAAAGCAGGCATTCCGACAAAAAGAAGAGAGCGATGTAATTATTCAATTAAAACAATGCTCACTATGTCAAAAGCAAGTTATATCAGTCAATTACTGGATAGATATGGAGAAGCAAATGGTTGGGATATGAGCGAGTTTTATCAATTCTTGTTACATCCCACTTATGTTACTGAAACATTTATAGAAAATATGAAAATGATGATCGAAGATGTTAAAAAAGATATGGAACTAAAATGACTGAATTACAAAAAGAACGACGAATCAAGTTAAAAGAGTTTTTGATAGAAATAATGGCTATTGAATCAAAGACATCAGAAGATGTTGTAAAAAAAGATTTAAGTAAGATGATTGAGTATGGAAAATTATCAACTCCAGAATCTCTTAAGGAATTCTTTAAAAGAAAGAACCCCCATGAAGATCCTAAAGATACAGATTGGGAGGAAGTGAGCTTGTTGAATCAGCAAACTGTTAACTTCCTTGAGGATACCAACTGTAATGATGAGGATTGGGTTGATATAGCTAATGAATATGCAAGAAGTCGTCTTTTAGGATTATTTGTTGCTGATATGCGTGCAAAACTTAAAAGAATAAATTATAGCGAAGATGAAATATAAACTGTATAATATAATTCTGTTTATTTGCTTAGCCCCTTGGACATCGCCCTGTGCAGGGGGTTTAATATCTTGGAATGTTCGTTTTTATATATTGTTTAGGGGTGCGACTAAATAATTGCCTTCTAACTGTTTTTTAGTCGCTACTCTCTTATAAGACGCTTTCACTTTTTTTCGTTGCGGACCCTCTCTCCTGGGGGTCTTCTTCTTTTAGAATCAAATAATTACAACTGCAAAGAATATAGAATTTTAATAAACTCACCCTGAATTTAAATAACTTGACAAGACCCAAAAACTGATATAAGATAGCTCTTGAGCGAGGCGTTCCCGAGCGAGAGAGCTCCTCTAAAATAAATGGCGGGCCATTACAAGCCAACGCCATTTTATTTTATTTAAATATTAATATTAATATAATATATCTTTCTTACTTGTAAGTAGCGTGTGTCATGGCTGCGCGTAGCAAGCACGCATAATGCATACATAGCGAGTGCCTAGCGTAGACGGAAATGCATTTGCATTTCAAAAAACATCCAAAAAAATGCTTTTTCTTCAACACGTTCTCGGAACACTGATTTTTCTATTTTAGCTTTTCAGGGAGACAATATCATCCTGGGGGGAAGCTTAAACGGGATGGATATGACAGCAAATCAACAAACACGAACAAATTTACAATACAACGAAAGATTTTAAGACTTGTCGAGTCTTTCTATTAAAATTATATTTTCTTTTCTCTTAATTTAAATTCAACATAAAATTCAAAGATCTGGTTAAGATATCAAACCCTTGTTTTACACTCTTGCTTCTTTTTACTCTTCAATATTCTGTTTTATTTCCTAAATACTGAATTTAAAGGCATTTTCCGCCCAATGCTTGACTATTCCGGAGCTGAATGATAAAGTGGTAAATAGAGAACGAAAAAGACTTAATTAAGCAGGTTAAAATGCAAGAAAAGATAAGAAAAGATATTATAGAAATAGATGTGATTCCTCTTTCCGTTGTGGGTAAATGCAATCTAATGGCTTTTGATGAAGCTACGTTGAAGTTTGGTACCGGAATGCTGCAATTGAAAGTAACCAGGCAGAATCTTACCTCACAAGGAAGATGGGAAGAGTTGATTCGTCTTTGTACCGATTATGCAAAAAGTTATAGCTTGCCGATGGATTGGGCTTTGGCTTTTCGCTTGAAGAAAGAATTGGGTGTTGAAAACGAGTGGTTGCCTTATGATTCACAAATTTCACCTAAAAACATGACAGTTGAAATTAAAAAAGAAGTTGAGTATGTTGCCCCATGGGAATCAGACTCAGATGGTGAAAGTCGTGATAAGTTTATTGAGAATAACTTCAAGAAAGCATACCAGTTTGAAGCTAATAGAGGCCCAGTTAACAATGCAGTTAACCCTTCTTGGCGATTCTTGCTTTCAGAGCAAAAGAAGAAAATGTTCAGCTGGTTCCCTCATTTAAGAGAAATGCATGAAAGGGACTGGTGTGCGTTGCGTAATTGGATGGATACTAATCCTGTATTAATACCAACAGAGTTTCTATGTGATAGTAAAGTAGAACAAATGACTATTGGCCAAAAACTGGAACCTATTAAGAAGGCTTGGAGTCAGCAGGACAAAGATCTCATTGATTGGGTAAATCATAATTGGAGTGCTGATTTATGGGGTAAATTCTCCTCTGCTGTGGCAGAGAAACTTCGTGTTGAGATAAACAAGGGACCAGATGGACCAACGGCCCAGGATCGATGTTTGCAGGATGCCTTGCACCATATAAAGCTTCTTATATTAAGAATTCCTGGAAATGAAAACCAGCTGCAAGATAATACCGGGTCGTTTTATTGATCATGTTTTGATGTTATAATTTAAACAATAATGAAAAGGAATAATATGGATGCTGGTATAGATGAAATATTGAATGAGCTTCGATCGAAACTGAAATCATTGCCGGAACTACAGCATAAAGTTGTAATATTTGATGAGATTAAAGAAGATATAGTTAAGGCTCTTAATAATAGTCTTGAGTTAAATGATATAAATGAATCGGTAGAACTTTTAAATGGATTTATTGATCTCGATTTTTTCACTAAATTATCTAATGATCCTGCTAGAGAAGATATTAGTAAAATGAATGTCCCAAGGCATACTGTTCCTATGGTAATGGTTAAGGGTGAGAAAAGTGGTCAGGCATATTTTTTCTGTGTTAAAGCTCTTTTACCTGAGCTTGATATTTAAAGGGAATAATATGGCTATAGATATAGACGGAATATTGAAAGATCTTCGGTCTGTCAGGAAGCAAATAAAAGAAGAAGAAGAGCATGAATTATCTCTTCTTCCGACAATAAAGTTTAAAGATATTAAAGAAGATTTATTAAAAGCTCTGAATGATATAGATTTGAACATTGAGGATAAAAACCTTCATCCTGGAGAACCTCTTGAGCTTTTGGAGGGTTTCTTAAATCCTCTTATACCAGGAGAAATACATGACTATTTTCGTGTTACCAAGACGACTTTACCAATGATTATGCTTTTAGGAAAAAGAACTCATAGAATTTATTTTTTCTCGTTAATGCGACTGCTGCCAGATTTAGATTTTTGATTTATTAATTTCATAAAGAAGGAAGAATATGAGAGTTATTTCTGTTCTTAAGAGTGAAATATTTTTACCAAGCCCCTGTTTCCTGAAGCAGAAACCGGGCAAATCGTTCAGTTATGTTATTAATCAGCCTCCCATTCCCCTAAAAAGACCCCGGGTATCCGGAAGTCGAGTATATGATTCCCAGAAAAGTCAGAAGCTTATTATGGGAATTTCTTTAAAAGGTCAGCATGAAAAGTATGGTGAAGAATCATTAACTGGTCTTTTGCATTTCGATATCAATTTTTTCTTTATGCTTCCCATCAATAGAAATAAGAAAGCTCTGCTTCTGCGTCAAAAATATCACAATTATAAACCAGATATATCCAATCTTATCAAAATGGTAGAAGATGTTTGTGTTGATAGTGGTATTATACAAGACGATTGTATTATTAGTTCAATATGCTCTCAAAAGATATATTGTCCTGAAGACAATCCAAGAACTGAATTTATTATTACAAAAATATAAAGAGAGAAAATTATGGAAGAAATTAAAGAAAAAAAACTGACTAAGAGAGCGTCAAAGGCAATCAAAAAGAATAACAAGGCTTCAGGTATTTCACCAACAAAACGGAGTCCATATGCAGAAGCATCTAAAGTACTTGGTTACTTTCAGGATATAGGTGATAGGCAGAATTGGATCATGGAGAAGCTAGAATTATGGTCGCTTAAAGATACTTCTATTAACTTCTTCGATTTTCTTGATGAGTTTGGAGTACCAGAGAGTACTTATTATGACATGTTGGCTCGGGAAGCTGATTTGAAGGAGCTACATTCAAGAGCTAAGCAACGTATTGGTTCTCGTCGTGAGAAGATGGCTATATACAAATACAATGAATGTAATGAGCGTACATTGCACTATACGCTTAGAGTTTATCATGAGGACTGGAAGAAGGTTTATGAAGAAGATAGGGATAACAGAAAAGAGTTAGCTGAAAAAGGGTTGAGAGAACCAATATCTATTAAGTTCGAGAGAGATTGATAATGGAATCAAGAAGAATGTATAGCATTGATGGTGAATATGATGATGAGCAAGGGCGCACTGTTGTTTATGACATTATTCTTATAGGCTTTGAGGATATTGTTGATAGGCAAGATTTATTGGCGGTGACTATAGATGTTTTGCGTAAAAGAATGATGTATGAGAATGAAAAACAAAAGAAAGAGGATGATCATGGAAAAGCTTCATATAAGTAAAAGAATTCAAGCAGAGACAGTAGTAAAAGATATTAATGAGAGTTTCATAATGGTGAATGTACTGCTGCATAATTGTGATGAGCCAGTCTCTACCAAGGCTATGCTTATTTATGCTATTGGTGTTCTTACATCTCGATTAAGCGACTTATGCGAAGAGGTATAATTATGTCTGATGAAATTAAGAAAAGCAGATTTTATTCCTATGTTGTATATCCAGAAATTCATAATCCTACTTATACGACGGTTATGGAAATGCCTGATGGTGGGACCATTGAGATAAATATTGTTCAGATTACACAATGCAGTAATGAAAAGACTGATAGATCAGAGTTGGGTGTATATAGGTTTGCCTCTGAGGCTATTTTTTATAGAATACGAGAGATAGAATGTGATTTTGAAACCCTAAGAGATTGAGTATGGATGCAATAGAAAAAGAACTAAATGATCTAGACAAAGAATATAGTGAGAAGTTGAGACTTTTGAGATTGAAGGTTAGGCCTATTAAGAGTGATGCAGAATTGAAAAGAGCGTTACTTCAATGTGATCAAAGGAATGCAGCACTTTGGGATAGTTATGAAAAAAAAGCAAAAGAACTTTCTTTACAAGAGAAGATTCTAAAGTTTTTTTATATTTAAAAAAGGTGATTTAGTATGGATGGAAAGATAATAGAAGATGAATCAGCGGAAGAGATTAAATCTAAGGTAGAGCATGTTCCTTGTTTTTGTATGATGAAACCACCAGGTTGGGTTCTTCATGTTGGTGGAGAAGCTATTAATAATCTTAATATAATAAGCTGTCTCAAAGGATATTGTTGGGATAAGAATGATAGACCTCCTCTTTATAGTGAGATCGTTGAAGAAAGTATTAAGCATTATTTAGAGTATGTAAGATTGGAAAGAAAAAGACAAAATAAATGGAATAGGATTTTTAGATTTTTTTATATTTAAAAAAGGGGATTTAGTATGGATGAAAGAGAAAAAGAAGTGAATAATCAATTGAAACGTTTGAAATTATCCATTAGACCTATTAAAAGTGATGAAGAATTGAAAAAAGTGTTAGATGGATGCCACCCTGCGGATTTAGCATTTTGGGGTATTTACGCAAAGGAATATAATTACCTTTCTTTAAAAGATAGAGTTCTTAATTTTTTTTGGAATTTAGAAAAGGTGATTGATGAAATTAAATAAATTTAAGATAAGACCAGAACAAGGTTGGCCTTCCCCAGATTTGAAAAGCATTCTTTATGATGAGATGCTAGTTAAGTCACGCAAGAATGCATTAAGTGATGCAACATCATCTCATATTAGAAGCATTTGGTCATTATCAAGAAATCAGTTTCCTTTAACAAAAGACAACCATGTTGATCAGATCAGTATTATAGAGCATTGTATTGAGACTTATTTGAATAATATGACTGATAAGATCAGTAGAGAATGGGATGTTAAAGCAAAACAACGACAAGAAAAGTATGATGAATGGTTTGAACGTATTGATAATGCAATAGAATTAGAAGAAAAGAATAGAACAGATCCTTTTTCTTTTTTATGTGG